TTATTCTGCTGCTGGTTCCTCGGATTTTTTTGGTTCCATTGCAGCAATACGAGCAGTCAGTTTTTCGACATGTTCCAGCAGGTACTGGAGAACGGGCGGGACGAATCCCATCAACATTCCTGTCTGGTCTACCGTTTTAACATCCTCGACCCCCTCAAACTCTCCGGGTACAACACTGATAAAACGCTCGTTAACCTCGTCGGCAATGACCCCACTACTCAGCTTCCCATATGTAAATTCATAGGTGTACGTTGCCCAGGATTTCACCTCCGCAATAGCAACTTCGCGTGTGATGGGTTGAATGTTTCGCTTGATTCGTCGGTCTGATAACGGCGCGTAATTTTTACCCAGGAATGTCTTTAAATCCGATGAACCAGAATGCGCCCATTGTGCCCCACTAATATTCCCATCCGTATAATAAGCGGCATTACCTGCTGAAATAATATTTGGAACCACCATCCTCCCATCTGCCAGGAAACGGAAATAGTTAATCTGCGTACCACCATTCACGGTAATGTACGAATATGAACCCCATGCCGGATCATATCTATGATTAAATGAGCTCCAGTGAGGGGTTAAATACCCAGAATAGCCAGAGACAAACGCAGGGGCCGATAACGCCGTATCGGTGGATGTCGAACCCACGGTACTGTTGATGTTCCCTGTTAGATATCCGCCGGTTTTCCCGTTAATTGTATTCAGCCGCGAATCATTACCCTGGCAAAACGATCCGGGGGTGGTGCCGAATGGATTTGCTAATCCCGTTCCCCCCTGGGATTGACTGAGAGGTGTTGTTAACCCTGACAGACTGGTGATATCTGAGTTAGCCCCTTTTTTTGCCAGCGACTTCTGACCGGGCACCGTGATAGCAGCACCGTTAGTCGTGATAGTGACGTCACCCGCCCCGTTCATCACGTCGGCGAAACCGCTCATATTTTTTTGATACAGCGTTAGCGTCTCAGCGATGTTTTGAGCCAGGCCGTCAACGCTCAGACTATCGCTCAGCAGGATGACGTAAGCAGTACCCGCAGCAATTGCCGGGTTTGCCGCTGGCGTCACAGTGAGCTGGGTTGCGCTGTTGATTGCTGTTATCTGGAATACCTGCGGGGAAGCAGACAGGGAAATTAACGTGCACCCAACGCGGATAAGCGACCCTGCTGCTGTAAAATTCGTACCGGTACCCGTCAGAGTGTTTCCGACAATAGCAATAGTGCCAGTTGTGTAATTCATATTTTCTCCAGGCATAAAAAAACCCGCGGAGCGGGTTTCATATTCATTTGAGGATTGGGGATTAGTTAGTCTGTACGAATGCGCCGGAACCGCGCGCAACCATCATCGTAGGGGTATGAACCTGTGTCAGACCATAGGTAGCACCAACGGGTACCTGAGACTGAATTCTGCAACTGATTGTGTTCGCAGTAATACGGGCGCTATGCATTACTGTCACCATCGTGGATGCGGATTTCGTTGTCATGATGGAAAATGTCTTGGTACTCGATCCGATTGCCAGCGTTACGTTTGCAACCGCTGTATCATTGGGATTGGATTGGACATTACGCAGGGAAATCATCGCCATAATTGTGATGTGTTTCTCACGCCCGCCAGAATCACTGTCTGAATACGTAAACGTTCGCTGGGAAAAACTGTCCTCAACGCCATCCGCGAAAACCTGCGCGTTAGCCACGTCACCAATAAAGGCATCGGCCTGAACGGTGCCTTTAAACGAGCCGCTGGTCGCATTGATTTTCCCGGAAAACTCCCCATTCGTCGCATAAACAGTTCCGCGCACCGTTACATTGTTGAGTTCGGCATTGCCACTTTTTGGCAAATTCCACCCGATACCATTCGGGCCAGAAACGAAATTATCAGACTTCAATGAATCGCTGATTTTCCCGAACTGAATGCTGGCATCACGGAAAAATGCATCGTTAATGAAAGTCTGGCCGTTCTGAATAACAAACGGCAGCGTGATGGCTGAACCAGCCTGGCTCATAACAGCGAAGCGGTCAGCAAGGAAAATAACCTGTGACTGCATGCCTGAAGGAGTGTTCTGCACACCCAGCCCCATCCCTGCCGCGTACTGCACACCGTTGGCATCCACGCCGACCTTAATCGAGTACATCGCGTTCAGGTTGCCGTTGATATCCGCTACTGCCTGGGCGTTCGTGGTAATTGCCGCGGCCTGGCCGTTTACCGTGACGCTCAGTGAGTTGATTTTCGTTGCAGAGGTCTGCGTAAAATCAGACATCGTTTTCGCAAAATCAGTGATATTGGCATTGCCACCAGCCGTGGCATCCAGGGTTTTCAGCGACTCAGCAACGGCGCGACTTGCATCCACCATCACGTTATCAACGCGCTGGATACCGGCACTGTTTGCGCCGTACTGAGCACTGAGCGTCATCTGGGTGTTAACCTGCGCCAGCGTCTCCTGAATCAGCGCCACCGCCGTGTTTTGCACCCCACCAGCCGCGTTAGCCGTTTTCCCTGACAGTTCGTCGAAACGGGACGCGGTAGAACTGTCGAGCGTGGACACCGCCTGTGTGAGCTGCGTTACGTTAGCGGCATTGTCCTGCGTCTGCGCCGTCAGCGTATCAACCGCTGTGGCGCGGGCCTCTGTCTCGTCAGCCAGCACCTGCGTGAGCTGCGTTACCTGTGCAGCGTTCTGGTCGGTTTTCGCCTCCAGTCGCGTCACGTCCGTAACACGGGCCTGTGTTTCAGTTGCAATCACCTCCCGCAACTGCGTGAACGATGCCGAGTTTGCGCCGTTCTGCGCCGACTGCCTCACCACCACATCAGCGATGGCCAGGGCATTACCAATGATGGCCTCTGCCGTCTGCCGGTTCGCGCCCACTGCCGCCGCCAGTTGGTCGGCGTTTTGCCTGACCGCCTCTGCCAGTTCAGCAACTTTTTCACTGCTCTCCACGGCATTTTCTATCAGGTCTTTGAACAGTTCGGTGTCCTTGATCTGCTCAAGCACGGCATCAGTGATGTCAGACACATCAACACTGGCCTGCCCTCTCACCCAGTCGGTGTAACCCGACTCGTTCCCGGTCCTGTCCACCAGTTGCGCGCGGTACCAGAAAATCTGCCCCGCCTTGAGGCCCATCTGCTGATATTTGCGCAGCGGATAAGGCACGTCTGCCAGTAAAACCGCATCATCAGTCGTACCCGTGGCGCTGTACTGAATTTCCGTTTTCAGCGTGTCGTCCGTGTTTGCAGGGAATCCCCAGTTCAGTTCAATGCCGAAAACCACATTGTCCGATGCCGTGAAACCGACAGGTTTCGGCGGGTTTCCCGTTTTCCCGGTCAGTGTTGTCTCGGTTGAATATCCCCAGCCGGAGGAAATTTCAGCCGCGTTAATAGCCCGTACCCGCGCAAGATAACGTCCGGTATAGATGGCTGGCACCTCAAACGACGCGGTAGAGCTGCGGGGCACGTTAACCCAGTCGCCATCGTTACGCCGCCACTGGGCCTCGTACGAAATAGCATTTGGTGCCTGGTCCCAACTGACGCGCATTGTCTCCAGGCTGATCCCCTGATTCACAACGGCATAGCTGGAAATGACGATATTCGAAGGCACGGCCTGATTACCCGGCGGGATCACGCTGATTGGACGCTCGTCAATTACCGCTCCGGTATCAATGCGTGCATATTTATCCGGATCATGTGCTGCCCCCACGATGGTGAATGTGCCGTCGTCATTTTCCGTAACACTGACGACGCGGTATTGCTGGGCATAAAGCGAATCTGACTCAACCACCCACACCGCCTGGGCTTCTGGCATTGTAGTGAACACCGTCGAAACGGTCACTTTATTACCGCTGACAGCCTGAATGGTGCGGCTCTGTGATGCGCCTGTCGGGAGGTTCACCATGATGCGATCACCCGCCACGGCATCCGGCACGCGGTCGAGCGTCAGTACCCGACCGCTTACCGCGCTGATGCGGCCGCCAGTCACTTTTCCGGCCAGGTCCCTATCACTGATCGCAATAATGTATCCCGGTTGCGGAATATTCCCGTCAAGACCAACAGAGAACGTTACAACGCGGTCTTTGTTATTGGTCAGAATGCCCCAGCGCCCCTTACGGTTTGCCTCCGATTGTCGGGTGCAGCCAATAGCCGTCAGTTCAAGTTGGTTAAAACCAAAGCGACGCACCAGATCCTGTTCAAACACGGGTTCCATAGCATCGGAATACGCATTCGCAGGGTCTGAATATGAAACCAGCGCAGTGGTATAGCGGGTTTTGGAGGTATTGCTGCTGTAAGTGAATTTACCGTCAACGGCATTTGCGTTCGTGTAGCTGTAATCGACGTCACGCGGCATATCAGCCAGGGCAACAATCTGATTGCCGCCCCAGTACGTCATCCCCCGGAAAATAGCCGCAAAGTCGCGCAGGACGGTATAAGCGTCGTTACGATCCTGGACGTAAACGTTGCAGGTATAGCGTGGTTCAGTTCCTCCACCGCCTTTACCGTCAGGGACCAGTTGATCGCAGTACTGTGCAACCTGGTACAGCATCCATTTATCGATGTTAGCTGCCGTCAGCCTGTCACCCAGGCCAAATCTGTCACTCACCACCAGATCATAAAAAATCCATGCCGGATTATCCGTCCACGCCCACTTAAACGCCCCTGACCATGTACCGCTGTAGGTGCGTGTTTCAGGGTCGTAGGTATCAGGGACGCGGATAACGCGCCCGCGCGGCTCGCAGGATATCTGCGGAATGGAGCCATTAAACTGGCTGGAGTCAAATTCAACGTATAGCAACGCCGTGTTTGGATAGCGCAATTTAGCGTCGATCACTTCCGTGTAGCTTTGCAGCGTCATTGCGTCGCCGATTTTTGCGCTGTTCGCGTCCGCACTGATTTTACGCAGGCGAACCGTCCACGTTGTAGCACCGGCTGGCAGATTGATGCGATGGCTGCGCTCGTAACCTGACGTATTTTTCCCGTTAACTGAGGCACTGATTACCGTCTGAAATGCGCCGCCATTCGTCTGCAGATCAATCGCATAATTAATGGTGTAACCCACCAGGTCTCCATCATTTTCCTGCCGGAAAATGGACGGCCATTTAAGACGCAGACGAACTGCAGAAAGTTGAGTATTGGTCAGTGTTCGGGTCCACGGCGACTTACTTGAAACAACCACGCCGCCAAGACTGATTTCGTTTTCGCCGCCAGGCATTCCCTGAATGTAGGTTTGCACCTGAGTACCGGAGCGAAATTCCCAGGTTACACCTCTGAAATTTGACGAACCATCAGCATTCAGCAGCGGTGTACCATCCAGAAAAATAGATTGCCCGGTGAGATCGCCTGAAAATTCACCCTCACCCAGCGCCAGCAGGATTTTTGCTTTCGCGACCGACTGGAGATCGTCGGGCTGTTCTGTCGGCGTGCGGGGAGATGAAGAGCCGCCCTTTCGCCCCTGAATTTTCTTATTTGCCATATTTCGCCCATAAAAAAACCGCCTGGAGGCGGTTATTCAAGTAAGATTGATTTACTGCTGGTCTTCAATATAAATCCCGGCAGAAATAATTGCGCCACCGATACGGCGCTTACCGTACAACAGAGGCACCGGATAACCCTGCGATGTCGTATTGGTTACGCCACCAAATGCATATGACGGTTTATTGTCTACTGATTGTGTTTTTGCCAAACCGGTAGGCTGAGGGGATAACAATTGAATGATACCGCCGAGTGTCATAGATACCCCCATAGCGGCAACAGCCCCCCAGCCACCAGCAAAAGCGACTCCGCTTATACCAATTGCTGCACCTCCAGTTGCAAAAGCAGCGATTGTAACCAATGCAACACCGAGGATAGTCTGGAGTACCCCTCCACGCTTACTGCCTATAATAACAGGCACTATACGAATGACCTCTCCGGTAACCGGAAATCCCAGATCATCTATTCCGATATTTTTTTTGCCTTTGAAAACCGCGTAAGTAAGCCCACGACGCTTACTGGAAATCATAAATTTTTCAAAGCCAGAAATAGTTGCTGCTAAAGCTCTGGTGGCTTCATGTGTATTTCTTATTAACCGATGATGAACCTTGCCGAAGGTTTTACCAAGAACACCAAACAGTTCTATACGAGTCATTATTTCTTTCATAAGCCACCAATAAAAAACCTGCCATAGCAGGTTTAGTGAAATCATAAGCATCTTTTAATGCTGTCTATTCGGTCATTTACTCTATAAAAAAACAAAGCACTTTGATGATAAAAGTTAATCCTTGTCATACTGTTATCTATGAACACATCAGCCATCTCACTTTGCGTTTCAGAGTAAACAGTTTTTCCATTATTAAGATTAATGTTATCTTGAATAAATACATTACCATAACGAAATACTTTTACTTGCCAGTCGGCCAATATACAACTGGATACTTCATTCACTGATTTGTTCGTAGCAAATGTAATATCCGGCTTTTTATTTCGTAAGTCTTGCATATTTACACAACCGGAAAGGGTGAATATGGCAATCAATCCTATTAATATTTTCATGGATGCATTCCTTATAAATAATCATGCATCATGATAGCAGATTTATATGCCTCAAGAGAATGACAGTTCTGTCTTGCCAATACCCCCCATAGGGAACACGATTGCTAAGCATTCCGTACATATGATGCAATATCATGTTTCCTTCCAACAGAATAGCGGCGTGATTCCATTTGTTGGCCTGCACCTGCATGATCACAACATCACCCGGCTGTGTGGCACCAGTCACTTCCCTGAACCCGCATTTATGCCAGTTATCCTGATATAAATTGTCGGGGTACTGGTCCTCCCACCACGCATAATCAACACGGTAATCCGGCAATTCGATATCGTAGGTTTGCCGATAATAGGACATCACCAGCCCCCAACAATCGTAAATACCGAGGACGAATGGACGTTCCAGCAACGGCAGTTCTCCGCGAGGCTGAATAGTGCGCAAATCCCCCTCCGGCCAGCTCACGATGTGCCAGGGTAAAAGCATTGCATCACACTGCGCTTTATCCAGTTCGCTGGGCTGTGTTGTCGCGTCGGGGTGGCTATGCACGATAGCCGTTACCGTTCCCCAGTCCTCGGCTGCGGCGTAGTCTTTCGGGCAAAGGACAAAATTGTCCTCCGGCACCACGGCAAGATTCCGACACGGGAAATACCGCTCAATGCGGCTTTTCTGCGCCACGACACCACAACACTCACGGGGATATTCACTAGCGGCATGCGCCATGATGGCATTTATGGTTTTCTGACGCATATCAGCTCCTGATGAGTGACGTGCCGGGGAATCCACCAAAGGAAAGTTCGTTATTTTCCCCGAACCGTAACTTGCAGGCCGTTAGCGTGCCGTTGCACTGGTCTAATGAAGGATCAGTTACCGGGTTGTTGTTTTTGTCGAAGTAGTTCGTACCTGCATAGTCACAGCCATCACCGCTGCGGTACTTACCACGAATACACCAGGAGCAGAGAGAATGAAGCTGGCGCGTCGGGATCATTAATCCCTGCAGATCCATCGGGCTGGTTAGCCGAAACTCGATAGCCTCTGACGTTTCTGTATTCTTCCCGTCGATATACCAGACCTGCAATGTTTCCTGAGTGGGATCTGCAGTTGGATTACCGGATGGGAAATTTCGCGCATCAAGGTACTGTGCCAGCGTGTCGTGTATCGTGACCGTCGCTTTCAACAGGTCGTCATATGCAAGGCAAAGCGCCGTGATGGAACCGTCAAGGTTTGCAACTGTCAGTTTTGGCGTGGCGCCACTACCGGTTGTCGATTTTTCCAGTCCGTCAATCTGGCAGGGCCACGCCGAATACTCGATACCCTGCCACCAGATGGATTTAGCCGGAAGTTTTGACTCATCCCCACTAGCAGCGACTATTTCCGCTTCTGCATGGGGAATATTGTGATTATGAAACCTCAAAACCTCGCCAACGCCAAACGCGGTACCGTCCACCTCAAACAACCGAACGGTGTTACCCGGTTCCAGTTTCTGATAATCATTGTTTAGATTCATGGTGCAAACGCCTGTTCAAAGGTCACGGAAAGGGTGTATTTTTTGTTGCCCAGTGGCGTGGGCTTATAGCCCGCACAACGGTATAAGCCCAACGGTTCAAGGGGTGGCGTCCACTGAAATGCTTTCACCCCGCCATGCCTGTCCAGAAAAGCTTTTATCGCAGCGATATAGGCTTCGTTCCCCGTAAACTCCAGATTCCACTGTTGCGAGCGCGGATTAGGTCCATCGCCGGAAACCTGCGCATAACCATCCCCAAACTGTGCTTTGCGTGTTCGGAAATTGACTTCCTGCTCCGGGTTGATGCGCGGGCACCAGGTAAATGTTTCGATAGCCATTAACGACCTCCTTTAGCCAGATTCCATACGGCACCGCCTGGGGAAATATCACGCGCCATCAGCTCGCGATAACGGCGCTCAACATAACTACCAATCTCCTTGCCAAATTGTTCTGTCATACCGCCACCAGTCTGAACGCTGGTATTACCATTGCCTTCAATGGTGATATAAACCTGCGGCGAACCGCCTGCCGTCTGAACGTTATTTACATCTGAACTAACAGCACGAACGCCAAGAGAGCCATCAGAGGCTCTGGTCAGTGGCATAATGGCTTCTGGTCCTGCCTCTCCGAAAACTCCCGCGCCTTTGGCAAATGCGAATTTTTTCGGGGTGCTGTAAACACCATTGCTGTATGCACTGAGTGACGGTGAGTCGTACACACCACCCAGGGCATTTGCGAGATGAGGCGTAGGTACGGAGAAACTTTGTCCTGTAACAACCGTGCTGGATGTTGAAGACATAACCGAAGATGTGCTGCCACCGATAAACCCGGCTATTCCGCTGAAAAGAGAACCAAGCAGACCAGAAGAACCTGATGCACCAGAAGTGCCGAGTGCATTAACCACTGCCATCTGCAGCGCGACTTTTTCAAGGATTTGCAGAATCGAAATACCCCAGGATTTCCAGGAGACCTTATTCCCCTCCAGCATTGACGTAACGTTACTGAATGCACCATTTAGCGATGATTTAACGCCATCCGACACGGTCCCGGAAATATTCGACATTTCCTCAAGCCAGGTGTTGTACCCCCGAGAAACACCGTTACGCCAGTCGCCTTCTGACTTCTCAATAGCCTTGTACTTCTTATTAAGCGAAGTCAGCGCTGCATCTTGCTTGGTGCGGGCTTCGTTGGAATTATTACCGCCAGCCTTTTCGAAGGTTTGCTTTATCTGATATTCTTCGCCATAACGTTGCCGCTGCCTGTCGCTCAATCCAGCGGTATCCATCGTTGTATTAGCTTCATCGTCAAATTTCTGCACAGCTTCGGTAAGTTGTTTCAGCACCTCAACTTGATCGTTCGATTCCTTCACGCCAACTACACGCCGCGTCCAGCGGGCTGACTCAGAGTTATCCGGCTCAGAACGCACCTTATCCTGCGGGTCAAAACCACCCTGCTTATTGGTAGCAACACCAGCCAGCCCCGTCGCCGTAGTTTTGGCGCTGACAAGCTCGGTATTCAGTGCGGCAATCGATCGCTGTGTTTCCCTGGTGACGGCTGCCGCCTGCTTACCGCCCTGCTCGATTATTTTGGAATAATCCAGCCCCATCCGTGAGGCGCGAGCGATTTCGCTCTGAAACGAGCCGGAGTCAGCGGAGACTTTGATGATCACTTCACGCAGCGTAGCCATATTTCCCCCCTAAAAAAGCCCGCGCTCAGCGGGCATCAAAGATCAGACATCCATTTTTCAAGCTCAGAATCTCCTTCCCCATCCTCTTCCTCCCCTCCCCATTTCAGCAGCAGGTCAGCTATATTCGCTTTACCGCGCTGGGCATTGAATACCGATGCCGATATCTGAGCTGCCTGAACGTCACCACGCCAGTCGCCAATGGGGCTCAGACGGTCATAGGCAATCCACATTTTCAGCTCGCTGGCGGTTATTGTGCTGCGAAGTTCGTGAAGGGTGCGCCCCAATCGGAGTGCCAGAGCCATGAGGAAAAAGGTGAAGGGTTGTTTTACTTTTTTTCGGCCTGATCCTGATCAATGCTCAGCGACATCGCAACACCAAGAAGGCGTCTGTGAACCTGTCCGTAAATTTCGGCGACAACACCAACATCATCGTCAGAAAAAACCCGCTTCCCGTCTTGATCCAGAAGCACATCAACGAAAAGAATCGCATCTGCTTCTTTATTCCGGATAAACGCCTGTGTTTCTGTCAGCTTCACAGGCTCTTCATCTTCCGTGACTGTTGGGGCGATAAAATCCCTGACTCGTGCCCATGCTTCGCCAGAGGGTTCGCGAAGAATGACTTTTGCGTTATCCCATTCAGGAACAGTGATGCTTTTAGTGCGGAAAGCCAAATTAGATGCCAGAGCTAGCTCACGTAAATTCAACATTTTTATACTCTCTGCGTTTCAATTAAAGGAAAAGCGCCCGAAGGCGCTTAAGAACCAGATGCTGGCGCGGTGATGCGTTTTGGCTTGCCTTTCACGCGCAGCGAATAGGTTGCGCTAACAACCTGAGATGTCGCTGCAGACCAACTGCTTTGACGAACCTCTACCAGCACATAAAAGCCATTACCGGAGGGAAAAACGACTTTCAGCGCACGCAGCTCGTCATTCTCATACGCAGTCTGCAGCGATAGTTGCGCTTCTTCGTCGCCTACCCAGTTACGGGAAATGGACATTTCTGCCGGCGCCGCCAGCCCATTGATCTGTTCCTGCTCGGTTGAGCAAAGCGTGGTGACATCGATGTCACTTTTCTGGCCACCTGTATAGCTGATCTCTTTCGTGGCACATTCAGCTTCAAGGAATGTCACGCCTGCCGTCGGAAAACCGGCAGCAGCGAAATCGGCTTCGGTAACCGGGGCATTAGAGATACCAATTTTCGTACCCTTTGTTTTTTCATATTTACTGGTCATATTTTCTCCAGACGTAAAAAAACCCGCCAGTGCGGGTTAGTAGATTGATGATGCATGACGATTCAGACAATCACAGTTGCCTCGAGCGAGGCGCGATGAAGACGGGTCTCAGGTTCATATAGCTGCAACTTTTTGATATGTTCCAACCCAAGAACAGACAGACTGGCAAGTGCCTGATCACGGATTTCACGTGCCTCATTCACATCCAGCGAATAAACATCCACCCGAATCGAAACGGTTGATTCAGCCTGCCCACAAAGCATATCGGTCACTGTAACAGTAGGCAGCGAGAAGATAACCCAGGGTGGATTTACTGTAGGCTCCTTCTGCGCATTCAGCGGTACCACATAGGGATAAACCTGACCGTTCGCTAGTGCACCGATCAGGGCATAAATTGTTGCCTCCGTCATTTTGATAGCCCCTCATTAATGTCTCTGTTCATCCAGCCAGGAACAGTTCGTGCCGCCTCTTTCTGCATGAATCAAACGCAGGCCGCACAAAGGGGTGCGGGGGAATGCTCGACGTACCTAACTCAACGAAACGCCACTAAAACGCGTCGCGCCGGTTGCTGGCTTTCATTTTGTTGTTGCAGTTTTCGGTTGCAGGGCTAAGCCCGCGGGGAGTCAGGATAAGTCAGGTATTTTTCAGCGTGAGCAGATAAAGACAAAAGGCAGATAAATGCAAAAATACATTTTTTCATTACGTTTCCTTAGATCTGAATGATGCTGGCCGTGACCTCTTTTAGTGAGGTGGGAATTCTGTTTCAGCAGCGCAGTGACTACGCCAGGAATTGTTATGAATCAGGATGTCTTTCTTTGTGTTCGGGTCCATTACCCGGATGTCTTCTAAAGTCAGGTAGACTGGCTTTACCCAGTCGCAGGCAGTGTCGATAACGTCAACTTTTGCGGGTCCAGTTGTCGCGCAGCTCCCGATCAATATCGTCATCAGGCATATGGTTAACAGTCTGCTGTACATCGCTGGCCTCTTTGATGACTTCAACCCGGCGTTTAGTGGCGGCGATAGCAGCGGCAGCGGTCTGCTCTTGCACGTTGGCCTGCGCCTCTGCCTTACCCTGACTCTTTCCGATACGGTGTGCACCAAACAGAAGAAGGGCCAGAGTGATAATGCCGCCGATAATGGCTTCCAGGGCGCCCATCACTTCGGGTCCGAAGCTGCAGGCTGTTTTACCAGGCGACCAACGATGCCGCACACCGCCACAACCGCAGTGATTGCACCCATCCAGCTCGCAGGGATCATTGCTTTGACGTCATCGGGTAATTGTGACCAGATAACGGGAATTGTCCCGGCGACAGCAAGAGCCTGAACGCTGAATAACTTCCAGCTTTGTTTCCAGTTTTCGATAACCATCATTCCCCCAATGCGCATATTGCGCGGTTGTAACGGTCAAGGCGATCACCGATGCCGTTCTGACCGCCGTTAATAATTTGCGTGACCCGGCCCACGTCGCCGGGATATTTCAGGCAGCCGTGAGTGACGTAAAACCACGCGGCGGATCGCGCGGCGTTTACCTCCTGTTCCAGTTGTTCAGGAGAGGTAACAAGGTCGATTTTCAACGCGATACCACAGCGCCGGTAATTGTTCAGGAAGGTAATGCCAATCAGTCCACGTCCCCGATATTTCCAGCCATCACCGGGAGCGGTGTTACCAAAACGCTTGCTGTAAACCAGGTTGGCAATCGCGCGCTGACGCTCAACGGGTAAAACTTTCTCATCAGGCTTGCGTCCGAGTGCCTGAGCCTGCTGCGGGGTGATACGCCCCGCACGGACAAAACCCGCAAGACCTGAAACGCTGTAGTTAAAATTTTCCACCAGCGCGCTAAAGCTGGTGCTTTCATGTCCGGCCTGGGCAATAAACATCGCCTGGTCGATTGTGCTGGTAATGCCAAACTCGGCCATCGCGTCGTTAAGTGGCTGGAGCCAGCGCGAAGCTGAACCGGCGTCAATGGGGACCGCCTTTTGGAACTGATTGAGATTCATTGAACTTTTACTCCGGTAAAACGCTCCCAGAAATACGTCAGGGCGACCGATCCCATCGAGCCGCTAATTCCGGCAGTAGCCAGAATCATGTAAATACTCAGGCCACTTTCAATGCTAATTAACCCACCAATGACACCGGTGAAACCTGAGACGACCATTTGAGCTAACGCGTTTACCCAACTCCATGCTGCTTTGTTTTGTCTGATATCGATCAGATAGCGAACCAGGCCGCCCCAGCCGGCAATGACCAGCAGAACAATCCAGGTAACCCCGGCAATACCCTCTTTATCGTGCATACACTTAGCCATAGATTCACCTCCGATTGAGTCGGGGTGTTATATGAGAGAGATCTGGCCTTCGGGCTCTTTCGTAAAAAGTGAAGGTTGCGTGTGATTCCCGAGGCCAGAAATGAAAAAGGCCCGCCGAAGCGAGCCTTTGTTTACGTTAATATTTTTTACGCTGCGCTCAGCTCAAGGGTTTGCCCGAGAGCCACCAGCGCGTTTTGGAAGGTGGCGATTGTTGTTGAATGGTGTAAGTGCAGAATACGCATTACATCCTGCGGTCGCGCATCAATCATTCAGGCCAGTTCAGGGTTTGTAACCCGACGTTGAACAATGGTATTCAATGCACAAAAACAACAGTTCACAAAAACAACAATGCACAAAAACAACAAACCCCGCCAGAAGGCAGGGTTTTATAATTTATTTCTTTCGGGCGTTAATACCCATTATTTAAATCATACAGGACACGTTTATGCAAAGTCAACAGTGTCATGCAAAAAGTTATCGTCATTTATCCGGGCGCATTAATAAGAGGTCACCTTCTCGAATTCTGACGCAGCATGTTTTTCTTCTTTATGAAGCGTATCCACCAGCCTTTCAAAGAACGGCTTCCAGTTGCGTGACCATGACGACTGATGAAGGTCTGGTAAATACGTCAGGATGGCACGATGGACCGTTGCGGAAGAAACTGTCGAAAATCCATGGCCATTGCAACGCTTGCATGTCTTGAATACGGGAGCCCCTTTTTCTTTCGTCGCCTTACGGTCGAGTATCTCGCCTTTACCGCCACAGCGACATCGGGCGCTTAGTAGGCCTTTGCCCTCGCAGGCTTCGCATTTGACCGGGAAAATCTCCGTTACCTCTGTCCATTTTTCCCAGTCGGACGGATGAACCGCGCGGGATCGGCTGGCCCAGTAAGGCGCCTTTCCCCACGGATAAGAGACTTTACGTGTAACCTGCGTCCTGGTCGTCTTTCCGGTACCGTTGCAACTAGAGCAGGTTGCGTCAGTTGCCGCCGAGCGTGAGTAATCCGCGAAAGCGAATTGAGCCAGCAACAACATACAATGACTGAATTGCCCGCCAGCCGCCTTTCGGACATTCTTCGGTGCAATCTCCATTGCGTGCCGTACCAGCATCTGCACCGCCAGTTGCTCATCAGATTTGCTAACGCCAGCTTTACCCAAAAAAGCGGCAAGTCCAAAGCGTGCCCGTGTGCTGGTGGTACCCATGGCAGCTTTAACATCAGTACCAGTAAGACGATCCGGAGAAGTCCCTTTTATGCTGTCGCTAATCTGCATACCCTGAGGGCTAAAATGTTTGAGTGATGATTCCAGTTTCATTTTAAAAACCCCTTCTCTCCAGATTTACTGAGTGCGAAAAATCCCCTCGGCGTGCCGAAGGTTTCTGCGATGCAATAATGCGCCGGAGCGCCGGTACTGGGATTGAATTTACAGAGACGAGGAGTGCGGACGATGAGTGCGCGCCCGCACACGTGGTTAGTGAGATCGACTTTTTTCATGCGGCGTAATCCAGCAACTGAGCGGCGGCGTTTTCAGCGGCCTGCGGTGTGGGAAATGCCCGAAACGCGTCGAAGGATTTCACCAGACTGCTATTTCTGGCGCGTATCCCGGCTTGTTCGCGAAGATATCGCTCTGCTAATTGCAGAAGGGTTTTCTCATGCCCGGCATGGTGTGCGACGAGCTGTACATAACCTCGAATCAGCGTCTTATCGGCCGAAAAAATTGCACCGCCGCCAGGCTGCCAGTAATCAAAGCCCAGATTAAGGAGCGCAAAGAATTTCCGGTGAAACGCCGGATTACGCGCTTGCCTGAAATCAGCATACAAAACAGCACCCGGTTTAACCTTTGAATTGATAAAGGCCCGTGTGTCGGGTGTAGCGGGAATGAATACCCCGCCAGTAGATTTGATAAAGCTATACTGCGCCATCGGTTCTCCCGTTAACGCAGCAATTGTTCAGTAAGTGGTGACTGGTTGTTCAGGCCAGCCCACATTTATAGCTTAACGCACCCGTTTTTAGTGATCGTGTAACCAGCCATTTTTGCTATTTCAATCAGAGCATTAAGTGATGCCACATGTTCATTTTCGTGCACCTGGCGCACGCTGCAGATAACACCGTTTTTACACGTTATAAGGACACGTCCATCCGCTGGGAGTTGCTCTGTTACCTCCTCAATTTCAATCACGTGTCACCTCAGAATACTGTATATAATAACAGTATTTATACTCTCCAATCATCCGTAGTGCAAATACTTAGGATCACTATTTCAGGAAAATTTACAAAATTTCCTTTTATTACCAAAAGGTTAACAAACCACCTGTAATGGCGGTTTTATCATGATTTTCTGACAGGTTATGACATCAGGCTGCGATTTCTTTAGCAGAACATACCTCAGGCAAAGCGGTTGTAACCTGTGGCGCAGCAAACGGCGGCGGTGCCGGAACCAACACGGAGCGGCTGCGCGCGCGTGCACCGGCCTTCATATGCCACACAATGACATGAGTCCAGTCGCAACCGTCGTCGGCGTATTTGGTGCGGTCAACATAGATAATAGCGGTCATGGTCTTTCCTCGGTTTGGTCAACGGCGCTGGTCAGGCGCGGTTAAAAGGCTTCTTTGCTGTACTTCTGGTCGTAACGGTGTGGCTTTTTAGGACGGCTTGCCTCCAGTTGAATGCGGGTTTTCTCTCTTGCGCAATGCTGATCAATGGGCAGGAAATGCCCGTTACGGAATTCCTGATAAATTACTGTCCCGGCTGCGCTAAAGCGGGATTTTCCAAGGATGACCTCAGCAACGTTAGTTGGTGGCTTATCCAGGTTGTAAACGTCCTCGCGGTATAAAAACAGAATGCTGTCAGCGTCCTGCTCGATAGAGCCAGAATCGCGAAGATCAGACATGACCGGACGGCGCTGTGCCGCCGGGCGCGTGTCCACGGCGCGGGATAACTGGCTCAGGGCAAATACCGGGGTATGCAGGCGCATCGCCATGGTTTTCAGGCTTCGGGAAATGTGCGCGACGGCGAGATCGTGACGCTCGGCTTTGGGCTTTTTAATCAGGCCCATGTAATCGACCATGATCATGGACAGATGCGGATAACGCCGTTTATGGGTTTCGGCGATAGCCCGGATTTGCTCAACGGTGAGATCCGTTGCATCAACAATCCATATGTCCCTGTTATTCAGTAGTTCCAGCGCGCTGGTCAGTTGCGCCCAGTCCCCATCCTCCATATCTTTCGGATTACGCAGGCGCGAAACTGACATATTCCCGGTGCCTGCGATCGAGCGCTCGACAATTTGCCCGGCATGCATTTCCATACTGAAAACCAGCGCGCCTCCGCCACGTCCGGAGACCGCATGAACAATGTTCAGACTGAATTCGGTTTTTCCCATACCCGGGCGGCCAGCAACAACCACTAAATCGGTGGTATTAATGCCGCCTGTCGCCCGATCCAGGTCTTCTATGCCTGTCATTAAATTGCGGATTTCAGCATCACCATTTATCCGTTTTTGAACCGTATTCATGTAGCGCGGTAACAGATCCTGGATGTGCACCGGCTGAACATGGCCGGTGTCGGCGGTCATATCCAGCAACTGCGCGATAGTGTTCTCTGTGATCTGGTCACGCTGGTCCTGATTGACGGCATTGCGTATGCCGTCAGCACCATCCTGAAGCAAGCGCGCCATTTCTCGACTACGCCATGCCTTAACCATTTTTGCGGCGTATCCCTTGAGGTTCGGCACAGTAGCAGGTTGTTTGCAGATTTCCGCCAGGTTACCCAGGGTCCCCTGCCCGCCCAGCGCCTCACTCACAAACAGCAGGTCGATCAAGCCGTCCGTGAGCGCCTGTTTTTTAATCTCAGCAAATGCCCGGCGGTAAAATCCAGTGCTGAATGCCGTATCTGGCGTCGTGGCTATAACGTCAAACGCGTCTGGCGTTGCGCCGCCGTTCAACAGCCCGGCCAGCACGATTGATTCCAGTTCCTGCGGCGTCACAGTGCCCCCTCACGTGTTTTGCGGAGTGTTTCAGGCTTCATTAGGTAATCAAAGCTGGCACGCCAGCCGTCGTCGTGTTCACCACCGAAATAAAAATCAGAAGCGATTTCACGGAATCTCTCGAAGTACCCCAGGAATGCCCCGGTTGTCTGGTTTTTCATGTGCGCAGCCAGACGGATAATTGAGCGACGACGGTCAGCGTCCAGTTCTGCCATCGGCATAAGCCCGGCAAAAATTTGATTGAAACCCTCCATGACAGCCGCCGGATCAATGTTTGCCTCAGTAATGGCCCATTTTTCAGCGTCAGCGATGTATCCATCGAACCGGTTCACGCGGCAAATATTCACCGGTTTTGGTAAGCCGGTGCCGCGTCGATTCCAGGTTGCCAGCACCCAGCGAATAACCAGTCTGATGTCGTCCAGGCTATATGCTGTCCGGGTGCTTGTCGGTGTCAGCAATACAACGAACGGTTTCATGTCACGGCAGCGGGTCTCTGTTTTGGCGTTGTAGTAGTCCAGGGCTTTTTGAGCGTCAGCGTGAATTCCCATATCCTCCTCCCGCTGGGGATAAGGGGGATCTTTTGGATCAATGGCTGATTCAAAATAGTGACCGATTCTGGTGCCGCCAACTGGCATAGGGGGAGTGCTGCCTGGCGGCATAGCTGTGTTTTCTTGTGGCACAGGGGGTGTGCTTTTTCGCGGCACAGGTTTATCAAGATTTAACGTATAAATGTTTGATGCATTGCCCTTTCCATTTTTAACGCCTGGACGATTAAGTTTTTGTAGCAAGCCCATTTCAATCAGGGCTTCAACATGTTCGCGCACGGCACTACGGCTGCATTCACAGTGATCGGCAATATGTTGGTACGACGGCCAGCATTCACCGTTGTCGTTGGCGTTATCAGCCAGCTTGATAAGGACCAGTTTACGAATTGGGTTGCCCGTTTTAATGCTCATGGCGCGGGCTGTCAGCGTCATGCTCATCGTTAGATCCCCAACAATTCAGCCTGGTATCGGCCCACGTATTCATCATTAGCTGTCGACAGGCATTGTTTACGAGTTTCAGCTTTTCGCAATCCAGGGACGTCCTGGTTTTCCGCGTAAATCTGCACCACATAAACTTCCTGTTCGTCAGAAATAAATACCGGCTCAGCATTCAGGCGAAAGCCATTAGGCCATGTAATACATTGTGTTTGCATTGGTCTTTCCTCGGCACAGTTAAACGCTGGTCAGGCGCTGTGTTTCCTGCTGGGTCTGTAAGGCGCATGCAACGTGCTGCGCTCGGTCTCTCGCATCGAACAGCCGCGCAGCGGTCATTTACAATCGGCCAGCTCCTGTTGCTAAGCTGCATCATGGGTTGAATGAATGCGATTTTTGTAAGCCTCAGGGTCATATTTCAAAACCCCTTCTGTGATCAGCGCTAATCGAGCGGCTTTACCTTCGGGCACCAACTCACCCCATGCATATACGGTCGGTGCTTTCACACCGGCGGCCTCAGCAAGCTTTTTCTTACTACCGAAATGTTTGATCGCTTCGCTTGTTAACATGTCCCCTCCCGTTTGTTAGATTTTTCTAACAAGCTAGGTGTTCGAGATAACGAAGTCAAGGGAATTTAGAATTATCTAACTATGACGATGCCAGGTGAGCGCATTAGAGCGCGCAGAAAAGAATTGAATCTTACCCAGAGGGCGTTAGCCAAACTGGTTAAAGTCGCGCATGTTACTATTTCACAATGGGAAACTGGAGATAGTGAACCTGGGGGCAAGAACCTCTTTTCCCTTAGTTCGGCCCTGCAATGCTCGCCTACATGGATTCTTTACGGCGATGAAAACAGCGCCCCAGGCGACCCCATCCCCCCGCAAAATCAGCTAAACGAGAGTGAAAAAGAGCTGTTATCGCTATTTGCATCCCTTCCCGAGTCTGAAAAAGAGCGACATTTGTCCGACTTGCGTGAAAAAGTGGCAGATTTCAATCGGTTGTTCGAAGAATTGCTCAAAGCAAGAAACAATAAATAATTATTTATTTTTCAATTACATAACTTTATTTTTGCTTACTTTGTTCGTTTTAGCTAATTTTAAAGTTGCATTGAAAGTTAGATTTAACTAAATTAATCACACCAACAACGCACTAACCACGCGGTAGTTGTTCAGTAAAACGTTCTGACAGTCTGGAAAGACAGACAAAAGATCCGAGGTAAGCCCCGTAGTGAATTGCAGTTGCATTGACAGCAATCAGAAGATAAACACCTGACACCACAACCTTAAAGACGTAAAAAAGCCCACCGAAGTGGGCTCTTTTACCCCGAGCGGAGACCAATCCATCGGGTAGTGGCAACGGGAGACCAATCCCGCGCCGAGGAAAGACCAACGACTATGCCGTGGCTCGGCAGAAAGTATATCACAGGCGTCGCTATGCAAGCGCATACCACCACGCTTTCGACTCATCTGTATTTAAACCCGCATACCAGAAATAAGCTCATGGTCTCCACGACGGGTATACCCAATCCGATGGCGCAAAACATGCACCACATTCCGTTTTAGCCGCGCCTGACCAGCGCAAATCCATCAATTGAGGAAAGACCATGATCAGTTTTAACGCATTATTTGAGTCCAAAAAGTTGACGCGGCAAGCTGCTGTGCTGGGGTTGGGCTGGATGCAGATGTCTGATAAGGGGAGTTTTATTCAGCAGACCAAAACAGAAAGTCAGGTGCTGATCTATAACCGAAGAGTGCAAATCTGTCTGAGATGTGATCGCGCGCTTATTGGGAAAAGTCACTGTTAA